ACCTTGCGGAACCACGACCGACGGAAAGCCCAAGCAAAGCCAGGATGGAGTTTGTGATCAAAGGTTTTTTCCCTGTTCATGTAGATGACCGATTCGCGGATCTGCGTGGCCTTTGTGTAGGTAATGTCCATCCACACTGCCGTGGTAAAGGGCTGCACGACATCGTGGTCCGACAGAGCGTCCGATACCTCGGAATACCAATTCGGGTTGCCAAAGACAATATCGGCATCCAAAAAGAGGACCTTGGAATAATACCAGGGGATCTTTTGCTCCAGGAGGTGGCAGAGGTTCTCCTTGTGAAACATGATGGACTTGGCGTAGACGTGGTAGGCATCCTTGATCTCCGGCTCTTGCCGATTGAAGACTAACTCCAGCGTATAGACCGGAATACCTGCCAACCGGAGTTTCTCAAGAGTGTAGAAATAGTTCATGAGCATTCGCTTGGACTTTGCCGGATTGAAGAAGACGAGTCCAACAGCCATATCACGCTTCCAGGGCGACCTGTATCGGACATTAGCGATCTCAATCATCGCACCCGGATCCTGCTTCGGGGGAGCATCGGGTAGCTCGGTATAGGTCATTGACTGAGCGGCCCCCATTGTGTAGGAAAATGGATAAAAGTTTCATCTGGAAATCACAACACAGATGACCGACACGTACTCTCCTTACAATGCGCGCAACCGCTTCTTCACTGAGAAGGACATTCATGCAATTCTACACCGTCATGGGCTGCCCCATTACCGTGTAGCAAATGCGCGGGTCTTTCAAACCGCAATGGTTCATACCACCTACGTCAAACGATCAGACTATGTCACGCCCGATGGACGACCGGCATCTCTTGCTCCGTGTCCTTCCGGTGTTATGCCTCTGCAGGATGAATCCTATGAATGCCTTGAGTTTGAGGGCGATTCGGTCTTGGGCGTCTGTGTAGCAACGTATTTGCGCCGCAAGTATCCGGAGAAGAAGCAGGGGTTCCTCACGGATGCCCGCAAGGAGCTGGTCAATAACGAGCGCATTGGATCTTTGTGTCAGCATGTCGGGCTGGATGCATTCTATGTCATTTCTCGTCACAATGAAGAGTCGGTGGCCATCAACGGGCGTCGGAATATTCAGAAGCTCGGTGATATCTTTGAGGCGTTCATTGGGGCTCTGTGGGCAGACTGTGGAAATCGGTTCAATATCGTCTATGCATTTGTGACCACCGTCATTGAAGCATACATTGACGTTCAGGATGCCGTGACCACCGTGACAAACTACAAGGACATCTTTCAAAAGTACTGTCAGCGAGAGTTCGGGTGCACGCCAACCTATACAATGATGAGCCCAATGAAGGACTGCAAGGACATTCGGGTTCTCGTCATGGACGGACCTTCCATTCATGGGCGAGGACAGGGACCGACGCGCAAGAAGGCTGAGCAAATGGCGGCCAAGGAGGCTTTGGAGAAGTTTAAGGTGGTCCTCACGACGTAACTCCGAAACGATAGTGGTTCCGTATAGATTTCCATAGTCCAGCGTTGTTCCGTGCAGGACCTGCATGTTTAAGATATTCATTTGCCATTGCACGTTCTTCATCCATCGTCATGGCCTTCCAATCTTTTCCAGTTACCTTTTCCACAATCCGTTGGTTCAGAGCAGTGACCCATTTGTGAAGGTCCGATTGCGAGATGATTTGCCAGTTTTTAAACAAAAACTGACGAAGAATAGTCGTAATCGTGTTGAACACAGGCAAGCTGGTCTCAATTTTATCAATCAGACATAACAGGTCAAAAATCTTGCTAAACTTCACTTGGTCTTCCATGGATTTTTCAGGTCCCTTTTTGGATATGAAGTCCGTGACACTATCGTAATGGTCAATTCCTGCGTAAGCTCCCTCGCTATCCAACTGTTTCATACGTGTGAGAAAGGCCGTAAACTCCCCGCTACCTCCTCCACATACACGCCCATAATCGGCGATCACCGGACACCCATCTCGCATAATACACATATTGTCAAGATGGAGATCTCCCTGTACGAACGCGCCGTTGATATGGACGAGTCCGATCATAATATCTGCAATGGATAAGACGAAGGAGGGATCGTCTCGGTCGGACCATATCGTGTGATCGTATCTGCGCGTCACTAAGCAGACGTCTAGTTCACTAGCGTCATCATCAAACCTTGCCGGAAGATTGCCATTGATTATTACTTTACGATCGACGTCCTCTTTATTTGGGGTGTATTTTAGCAGATAGGTGTTTGTCATTATTTTTATATAGGGACTGGTCTCCGCGACTGCGCGCACAAGCTCGTCCTTCGCGTCTAGGTGCTTCTCGGCGACGTCCCCTATATATGCAACAACATCTGCTGGAGTTAGACCCATTCTCAATAAGGGTACGACCACGGTGTCATTTAGTTGTCTTGGGTTTGCTGGTGTGTCATCACCCACTAACGGAAGGAAGCTCCAGTCATCTCCTCCCAGAACAATCACGTGTTCGCCCGAGCCTACGATACCGCCACCCTTCATCGGCTGGGTGACTTTGCGGCTTCTAGTCTGACGCACGGATTTCCTGGCCCTTTGCGTCACGACTCGCCTCTTCTTGCGCGTACGCCGCCGTCCACCGCCAGGTTCCAGCAGTTTCCGACAGGCAGCCTTGATATCGTCCATCTTCTTGTCGGTCTTCGGAGCCCCAGGAGCCGCAGCGGGACCCGGGGGCGGAGGAGCCACAGGAGCCACAGCAACGGGCGGGGTCGACTCGGGGTTGTTGATGACCGGAGCCGGAAGGATACGGTTCACCACCTGTGCCTCGGCGGGAGGCATAGGCTTTTCCGCTACAACCGGGTGGATAATTGACTGGCCTCCGAACAGGTTGGGAATGAGCGTGCCGATAAGACGATCTGTCATAGGCTTCTTCCAATCAGCCCGGATGGTATCAAAGACGTCCTTCAAGAACAACTTGCTCTCCTGCTCGGACACGATACCGGCTGCCGCTGCAGGACCCAGTAGACCGAGTGTATCCCATACGGACATCAGTGACTCAAAGGACGCGGGTTTGTTGAAGACCTTCGCTTGAACCAACTGGTCAATGAGCGTAAACTGGAGCGTGTGCTGACTGAATGACTTCCAGTAGGTCTGGGATTGCGGCGGCAACAATGCGTATTGGACAGTCCACTGCTTGAATGCCCTGAGGTTGGCTGTTCAACGCCCCCAGTCAAAGATGACGAGCTGGTCACCCTGCCAGCCCAGATTGCCGAAATGGGAATCGCTATGCGTAATTCCAATTGCATTCAACCGAGCCATGGCCAGCATGACTCCTTTCAGCGACGACTTGATCAGAGCATCCGGTTTGGACTTGGCACGTATGCTGGTCAAAAGCGTCTCGTTCTGCACCGGTGTGATCAGGTTGATAAGATTCCTTTCGTCGCCCTGCAGTGCTTTAATCGTGCATGCCTCCCTCTTGTCGTCGGGTTTGAAGTTTGGTATACACGAGGAATCGGCCAAGTTAAAGAACTTTGTGATGCCATGCCCCTCTCCTTCTAGCTTTTTGAGTGCCTTGACTACGGATTTCTGGATCTCGAGTTCATGGTGGTCGCGGGTGATTCGAGATACAAATGCAGTTCCGGCCGGTGCTTTGCGTAGAGTGCTACGCCTACCGTTGCAGTCAACCTGTGGAATATACACACACGTATCCGCCCCCTGTGTTTTGTAGGCACCACCATCCATTGTGTCAAAGGCAGAAGAATATATCCTCGCAAAGAATAAACTAAATGGGCGGCGGTCTTCTTCAGCTCGTTGCGTATGGTGCTCAGGATGCCTACATCACTGGAAATCCCCACATCACCTTCTGGAAGGTGCTCTACAAGCGTCATACGAACTTCGCCATGGAGGCGTTTCGTGTGAATTTCACTGGCTCGCCTCAGTATGGCCAGCGTGTCGTTGCCATCGTCAATCGCAACGCCGACCTGATGTACAAGACCTACCTGGAGATCCAGCTGCCCGACACCACCACGGCCGGTGTCAAGTGGTCGGCGGCCTGGGAGCGTCGTCTCGGCTACCAGCTCCTCAAGAAGGTAGAGGTTGAGATTGGCGGTCAGATCATTGACACCCACTACGGCGAGTGGCTCTTCCTGTGGGAGAACCTGACGTCTGGGTTTGACAACTCCGTCAAGCTGGACAGCATGCTGGGCGGATACCTCGGTGGATCCACGACATCGGGCGTTTCCTGCGGTGGTCGCCCGAACATCCTCTACATTCCCCTGCAGTTCTGGTTCTGCCGCAACCCGGGCCTGGCTCTGCCCCTGATCGCCCTCCAGTACCACGAGGTGCGCATCAATGTAACCCTGTCCCCTGCGACGGACCTGGTGACCGCCACCACTCCGGGCACCACGACGGTCTCTCAGGCCGCTGCTCTCCTGCCCCAGCTCAAGGACATGGCGCTCTACATTGACTACATCTACCTGGATGTGGATGAGCGTCGCCGCTTTGCCCAGCAGTCGCACGAGTACCTGATTGACCAGCTCCAGTTCGGTCTCCAGCAGACGCTCACGACGGCCAATGCCCGCATTGACCTGACCCTGAACCACCCTGTGAAGGAGCTGGTGTGGGTCTTCCAGGATGCCCGCAAGACGGACTGCGGCTCGGATCTGACCAAGAACATGGGCTTCACGCAGCCGTTCAGCTACGATGATATTGTCAATCGCTGCCGCCTGCAGATCAACGGCCAGGATCGTTTTGATGAGCGCTATGGCGACTACTTCTGGCGTGTCCAGCCCTACCAGCACCACAGCGGCGGTGCCTTCTGGCCGATGCGCGCTCAGGTTACGGCGACGACCGCGACAACAATCACGGCGTCGGCGACGGTCACTGGCGATGTGCTGACGGTTACCAGCACTCCCAGCGGCGGATATATCATTGAGGGAGCCGTGGTGTCGTCGTCGGTTGCCGGTGTCCTCGCCTCGGGCACGATCGTCTCTGCCTTCGGAACTGGCTCGGGTGGCCAGGGAACCTACAATATTAGCGAGACTGCGCTCCTTCCGGGAACCGCGGTGTCTGCCGGAACGGTCACTTTCACTCTGCCGAACCTTCAGTACACTCCCCACGACAATCCCATCAACGTGTATTCGTTCGCGCTGCAGCCGGAGGAGCACCAGCCGTCGGGCACGTGCAACTTCTCGCGCATTGACACGACCACGCTCGTGTTTGACAGCATTGCCGAGGCAGGTCTTGCGAAGCCGTCCAAGACAACGCCGTTCAACTTCCGCATGTATGCGGTTAACTACAACATCTTCCGTGTCATGTCCGGCATGGGTGGCCTGGCCTACAGCAACTAAAGTCGCTTCCTTGCACCAACTAAAGTCGCTTCCTTGCACCAACTAAAGTCGCTTCCTTGCACCAACTAAATTAACTCTTGTGGTTCAATAAATGACAAGGGCACAAGCAATCAAGCGTTATGGACGGATGATGGGGCCTGTGAGCGCCATGAAGTATGCAAAGGCGATGGACCGCGAAGATCCTGATCCTACTCCCCTTGATGCGGAGGCGAGGGAGGAACTGAAACACGCCGCCGCCACTGTGATTCAGAAGCGTGCTCGCGGATACATGAGCCGTAAGAGTCACGCCAAGGGCGGGCGCGGTACTCGCCGTCACCGTCGTCGCCGCACCGGCCATTAAATTCATCGTCCAAACGCGTCCGGAAGGTCACCCGTCGGCACCGTCACCGGAAGGGTTCTCGCAAGCTCCGTTCTAAGCTTCTCTAGATACAGAATTGCATCCATATGCTCCTCTTGAGCATGCACAATCCACTCAAGCACTGAAAGATCCTTACGATCAAGGTTCGTTCCGTACTTTGCCTGTCCAAACTCCGACCGCTGCTTGAACTTCTCAATCACGGCGGTTACAATGCTGTCCATTTTTATAAGTAGAAGTGTCAATGCTGAAAGTGTTTCTCGTTTGCTTGGCGGTTGCGTGTGTGTTGGTTGTCCTTTCCAATCCAGTTACCTATTTCCGGAAGGAAGCCCCAACGACACGTTTGTATTCGGAAGGCACCCGTGCAAACCAAGGGTTTGCTGCGTCATAATAGGAACAGGACCCCCCTTGCTCGGACACTTCACGTGATCCTTTCCTAATATGTGTCCCATTTCGTGTGAGATGACATACTGACGGTATCCGTCCAAATTCTGGCCACTTCTCTTTGCTCCATGACGCCACCGCTGCTCATTGATATGCATCTGATGGCCGCCCAACTCGGCACAGGACAGCGTGTGATCGCATCCGACTGCCACCAGTCCTTTCAGAGAGGACAGATGAATGACCACGTGCGGCCTGGACTTTACCTGAACAAAGCGATATCCTTGCGACTCCCATCCATCCGGATCGGCGAGACAGATGGCCACCTCTTGCGCAAAGTCCTCTTGTGGAAACTTCACATCTGGATCTACGACCACCACATACGTGATCGTCTTCATTAAAAATGAATGCGATTTTATAACGGTAGCCAAGGGCAGAATGGCCAAGTGTTCTCATTGCAAGAAGAAGACCCATCTTGAGTTCAAGTGTCCCTGCTCAACTGAAAAAGTGTTCTGCGTGAAATGCCGCGCGACAGAAACGCATCAATGTGCGATTGTCTATGAAGTCATTGCGCTGGTCAAGGTTGTTGCTGAGAAGATTGAGAAGATCTAATCTCCACCGGGCGGCGCAATGGGCATGAACTCCATAAGTACATCCATCACACGGGCTACTCTTGCAGTGGTCAGATTGAATCGGTTCAACACAGATGCAACAACACCCCCATCCCGCTCAAGAAACTCTACTTCAAGTACTCCTTCTGTATTGTAGATTTTTGCGTACCATGCATCGGGGCTGGATGCAAAGTGGGCTTGGAATGGAGTGCGGCTCAGCTCCACCTCCAAGTTGTAGTTGAACTCGGCGTTGATCTTCATGATTGCGTTGCGAATGTTGATGTCCATCTTAGCAGTGTAAGTCCCCAAGCGAAAAATCAAATCCGTTTTGAATACAAATGTACTTTCTCTTTGAGGCTGTTCTTGTTGGCCTTTTTCTGCTGCCGGTGTTTTGGGTCGCCGAGAAGGCGGGGTTCTCCAAGTGGGTAACTGTGTTTCTTGCGGGCGTGCTCTTCCACCTGGCGGCGGAACTCACGGGGGTGAATAAGGCTTATGTCTTGACAAAGGGTTGAGTGATGTACGATGCAACCACATCGTAGGGTGCCACACACTCGCCCGTGAAATAGAGCGCGAACCGACTAAGGTATTCTGTGTCCGAAAGACAATAGTGAATGACCCGAACAGCATGCTCCATCGTGATATCTTCCGGAGGGCTCGTGTCCCACGAGTAGTATGGGTAACAATAGTTCAGCCGAGTTCGGGATGGGCAGTTGTAGGGTGTGCACTTCTCAAATGCCTCACGCAGCATACGGATGGAGATCATTTGCTTCGGGAGCTGTTCCGGAGTGATGGTACGGTGTGCCATGGTGACCCCTTTCTATACGTTGGGAAAAAATGGACCCGTTTTGCAGAAGGGAAGAGATACCATCGTCTACAATGGCTCGTCGTATTCCCAGCATCTCTTCTTCGTCCGTCGCGACCTTCGTCTTGCGAGACAAGGCTTCTGCAGAGAGTCAGTATGATAGATATGTTCGCCTCGGTGCAGAGGCATCCATCCTTGAATTCATCAAAATTGGCGGAGGAGGAGCAATGGGCGCAAAGGCAGAGAGGCTTCTGCGCGATGCCTATCCGATACTACAACGGCGAGAGAAGGGAAAGAATACCGGATATGATCACCGGATCGTTTCCGAAGCTGGCGCAGTCGCTAAGCTTGAGCAAAAAACGTCTGGGTTGTGGGGGGACGAACCGGATGATTTTGTTTGGCAACACGTTGAGCCAAAGCACCCTTGGCACGGGCTTCTTCTGGTCGGAATTCAGCTGGACGGATTCTCGGTGTGGGGCATGACTCGCAAGGACTTTGACCTGGCCTTTGCAGAGGGTAAGATCACGAACCAAGGAAATAAGGAAAATGATTCGTCAGAGGGAACCTGGATGCACTACAAGAACGTGAAGGATCGTCTGACACCGTTGGAGAGCGAGGCAGACCTCCTTGCATTTAGCCAATCACTCCAGAGCGTGTGAATACGAATGTCTGCTCCTCCGATGCCCTTGTCGCCCCCGGCCGACCAGGTCCAGTGAGTGTGACCACCTCGTGTAACACCCATCCTTGCTCACGGTGGATGTCGGCAACCACAGTTGCCAGTGGGTAGAGTCTGCCCATCTTGAAATCCTTCACAGACCAACAACTTTTTCCATTTGGCTTCAGACATCTCAGACACTCAATCACAAGTGGTTTCAGCCAACCGGCAACCCACTCGTCCCACGATTGATTCTTAACAGACTGGTCTCCTGCAGTGTAGATCTCCAATGTGTAGTAGGGTGGACTCGTGAGCACCATGTCAAAGGATGCGGATGGCAGAGTGGGAATCACCTTCTCTGCCGGTTCATTGTGAATTGCGGCTGTCTGCTTACAGTCGTTCAGAATTCCCTGTAATCCCTTGAATGTATTTGGATCCGGTTCGCATCCCGTGTAGCTCGCTCCTGCTGCGAGGGTCCCGATCATGCGCCCACCCCAGCCAATACACGGATCCAGAACAGAACAGGCATCATACCGATCCACAATGTTCTTGCTCACACCTCCTCGGTACTTGGTCACGCTGCCTAGACCACCTGTGAGAATCAACATGTGCCTGATCTCACTGCGATAGGGAGTTGTGTGCATCTTCAGATTATGATACAGCGCCTTCTCCAGTGCCTCTTGCGTCATTTGAGACCGCACACTGTGTCCCTTGTGGTTCTTCACATCCCAGAAATGTGGCATGTGATGATCCAGTAGCTTATGTCCTGTCCGTGATCGGCTCTCATACTTGCTCGCATCTGCATCTACAATCTTGTTCCAGTCGTTCACGCGTTCGTCGTGCGTGTAGTTGAGATCCGCGAATAACTCGTTAGGATTGTCCACAAGGAACCTTGCGAGTCGGGAGATGTGTCCTCGGATTTCTGGCTCCTTCTCCTCCGTGATCTCCTCTGCAGGAATAGACCCATCGTAGTTGTGGTATTGGGTGTTTCTGAGCAGATTCCTTAACGCAAATCTCTTGCCAAGAAGGTCCATGATGGAGTATATATGTATGAGGTCTATGCGTCCGTTTTGCCCACACCCCACCCACCACCCCCCAACATCCCCGGGATCGTCTAAAATGGATTTGAACTCATCAAACAACTACATCTTAGGTCTATCACAACAACGATATTCCTACCAACGCTCTCAATCAACCATCCAACCAACCAACCACCTTCATCTTCATCCC